AAAAAGTCTCTGTAGTAACAAACAGCAAAACAAAGAGGAAAGATAAAACGACTATTAATCTCTTTGGTTGTCGGATATGGCCTGTTGGTAATCAAGATTCATTTATTGCATCTCGTTGTAAATGGGCGAAAGATTGCGAGCACTATGACGATTGCGTGTCATACATAGTACGTAATCATTTTAATTGGTACGGGTTTGAGTCAGACGGGAAAGGGTTTAAACAAAAAGAAATTATCTAAGGCTGATGCCGCCCCAAGGGACGGCATTGGAACTCCTTCCACACATGGTGAATGAGCTACTAATAGTATCGAGTCTTTGGGGAGTTTTGTCAAGCGGAGAAGAGAAAAATGTGACGACTCTGTCAGTTAAAGCAGACAGTCCCCTCGGCATGATTATCTATGGGAGATAAGACAAATGAATAAAATTGTAGAATTTAGGTTATGTAAGTTGACAGATGAACAATTAGTCGAAAAAGTTGATAAATATGTAGATAGAATATACCAAACAGGGAAAATCCCTTCCAGATGTGTTCCTGCACGGCCTGATGAAGATTTTGATTTGCTTGTTGGTGAATTAATTATGAGATTTATGGATACAAAAATCAAAGCACATGGTGACAAGGAATGTTTAGGCCCCGGATGCCCTTATTGTGATGAAAAAGATAAGGGCTGACATACTCCCACGGTTAAAACACGTGGGCTTTCTTACCAGAGGATTTGCAAAGAATGCTTTCGGAGGTTGACAAATGATAATAGCTATTGATCCAGGGATCAGCGGCGGCGTAGCATGGTGGCAATTAGTAACTAATACAGTGGCCGCTATTAAAATGCCATCTACGATCGTGGATTTAAAAGAGTTGATCGAAGAGATTGTAGAACCGGAGCTTATAGATGTTTACGTTGAAAACGTTGGACAATACAGAGCAGGGAATTCAGGCCCCGCAGCGTCTATGTTTGCAGGCCATTGCGGTGAAATCAGAGGTCTATTAGTTGGCATGGGTATACGGCAAGAAAAAGTTGCGCCTCAGACATGGATGAGAGCTATCCCGTCTATGCCTAAGTTTCCGGCTATCCCAAAATCTATCAAAGGCAAAGAGAGGGACAAAATACTATCTAAAAGAAAAAGGATACGCAAAAATCACATCAAAAATGAGATGCAGAAAGTGTATCCGCATATAAAAATTACGCTTGCTACGTCTGATGCTTTAGGTATCTTATATTGGGTAAGTAAAAAAAAGTCCCTGAAGTAATAGTTTACTCCAAGGACTTGGCTGGTAGGATGAATCCTGTAACCGTTATTTCAGGCTACAAAACTCATCCCAAAGGTTATGACAAAAATCTGCGATATTTTCCCGGTTTTTCTCATCATCCGTCCAAAAAATATCCGTAGCGATTCTATCCGCTACTTCAATTTTATGATGAGGGAATCTGTCGCAAAGCTGAGCAGCGACAAATTTCCTAAATCCCTCTTTTTTATCAGGAGGAGTATCCTCTGGGAAGAGGAGGTCATCTGCAAAAAAAATTACTTCCTGTTTCTCTTTCATTTTTTTTTCTCCTTTCATTGTTGATAAATGCTCTTTGCCAAAGCGTAACCCTTCCGATAAGCGAGAAATAATTCATTCAACTCGCCGTGCTGGTAAATGTGGCCTTTGGCCCACCAGCTCTTTTCTTCTCTGTCTAACCTCCAATGTCGAAAATCTCTTTCGAATTGGAGCATTAGATCGTGATGCTCTTTAGTGCGCAATTCCATTGTAATCCTTTTTACCTAACATTAACGTTCAACCGTCTTGCTATTTCGAGCAAGAGGGCATAGTTCTTTGTCCGGCGTAGAGCCTCTATTGCTCTACGTCGAACATCGACATAGTTAAACATTAAAGGGTTCGACTCCTTGAATTTCTCAAGGAGCTTTCCCGTAACTTGTGGCGAGGCAAGCCTCCAGTTGCCATACCACGTGTTGTCCTCTATGGCTGGCGACCAAACCTGGCCTGCCTCAAAATCAACTACGTGGCAGGCTGAACTTGGCTCTGCCTGCCATGCGTCCTCGATAGTTTCGTGCTCGGATATTACTTCGTCCAAGCATGTAATTATTATTTTTTTCATCTTTTCCATTTTTCCCCTCCTTTTATTCCCACAAAGGCTGCGGTAACTCCTTAGCAGCCTCTTTTATTTCTGAGATGACCTCTTCAGGCGCCGATTGTAGCGCCACAATAAGGTCTTCCCTGTCAGAAGGGTCGATGACACGGTTATAGACCGTGTCCACAAGGACATCGACTCTCCTAACCCCCACAGTGTCGATGCCGATCAACCATGGGACAGTCCCCTTCTCCCCGTGGTCAATCACATCACGGGGGATTCTAAAAAGTTTGTAGGTCATCTTCTTCCCTACCCAGTCTTCGCCTTGCCATCTGGTTATAAACTGAGCGGCATTCCAGATTTCTTGTTCCATTTTTTTATCCTCCTTTCTTTGCAATGGCCTGTTGCAGGTCTGCTACAAACAGGACATCTATTATTTTGCACTCTGCTGCCTTCGCAACGAGTGCTCCACGATCATACCACGGGCAGTTGGGACTCATGGCATGAGTTTGTAACTCCGCCCTTGTTGTCTCAACGACCAGGATAATCGGGCCAAAGTATGCTGCCCGATAGATGTTCGGAGCCAGACCTACGCCGAACTGGTTGTTGGTCTGTTGCGAGTTCTTAAGTTCCAGGGACTCGCTTCTTGTCCCGTGATAGAGGATCATGTCATTGTACCCTCCTTACTTTGTATGTCACGGGATTACCTGCATACTTCCGGACGTCGTTCGCCGTGAGTTCTTTCCCTCTTAACTCGGCTGGGAGTTTGAGAGGAATTTCAGTAAAAGATTTTGTGAGGCAGGATAAAGAGTGAGGCAGGACGCCAAGAACATGCTTTCCTTGTACTGCTTTAGGTGTGGCGTGAGAAATGACTTTTACGTCATCCCCCACGATCCCTTCTTGTTTTAGGTAATCGACCAGGCCGGCATGCCGGGTCACAATAAGACTTATTTTTTTTCCCATTTTTCCTCCTTACAGGTTATATTTTTCCCGAAAACGAGCGATTCGTTCGCGGGACCCTGGATTGTATGTATATGCGAAATTAATCGCTTTTCCAAGGGTGGGTAGTCCTCTGGCAATGTATCCGGTGATTGCACCGGATGAGCCTACATACCAGCCGCCGTCGCGGATGATTCCGCCTGGCTGGGTCCCGTCCTTCCCTTCTAAGTACGTGATCTTACATTTCGCAAGATCACGTACTATTTCAGGGACTTTTACGCCCGTAAGCTCTGATATTTTTTTTACATCTTCCATTTTATCCTCCTTTTTATGCCCATTCCCACGAGCATATAAGTTTGCCCCATCCCTGCCTGTCAAGGATGCGGCACTTAACGTTCCGACCACGACTGTGATAAGTCCGTGGCCTGTTAAACTTGCGGCAGATGGAGTTTTTAGTCTTCCACCAGCCTTCCCGTCCAGACGCTGTGATTTGGACTAAGGCGGAGCAACTGCCCATGTAAGTTCCATCAGCAGCTTCAGGTCGGGGTTTCCCTTCGCTAAAAAACACACCAGTACCCTCGGCACACTGCGGGCCGGGCACCAGCGTAAACTCTGCCCCAACTTCCTTGGGGATGTTTTCCCAAGCAGTTATGTGGTACAGAGTTTTGTCCATTTTTTACCTCATCACAAAAAAGCGCAGCCCACTTTCGCTCAAATCTACTTTAAAGGTTCAGGCGAAAAGACATAGTCATCAATAATATATTTTTCAAAAGGTAACCCTGCAAGCTTTTCAAGAGCAAGCTCACGGGTGCTATGCGTTGAAAAAACCTTTCCGCTCTCTTTCTCTATTACCAACCAAATTTTTGTCTCCATTTTTCTTCCCTCCGCCGTTTTCCTTCTTTTTTATGGTTTTTCCCATTTGTTAAAAACAATATAATCCCTCCTTTGCTCTTTGTCAAGGCTTTTTTTTATTTTTTTACCTTTTTTTTATTTACACCCACAAATCTGTTAAAAAAAAACAATATAATCCCTTTATTGTGATTTAAATCTGTTAAAGACAATATAATCCCTGTGTTTTGACTTTTTGTTTTTTTGGCTTTATAATATAATATTATGAGCAATATTAAAGGTATACCTAAAAAAAAGGGAGGCAGACCGTCAAAATATGATCCAAAATACTGTGATCAAATGATTGATTATTTTGATAAGCCTGCGGTTGACGAAAAAGGTAAGGCGCGTGATCCTATCTACATTTCGGCGTTTGCAAGGGAAATTGGTGTGCACATTGATACGATGCTGGAATGGGCGAAAAAACACCCGGAATTTAAAAAAGCGTACAGAACTGCAAAACAACTGCAAATGGAAATGATAATAACAAACGCTTTGCAGAATCGGTATAATGCCAGTTTTGCATGGCGTGCCATGATGAATATGCATGGATGGCGTGACAGGTCGGACAATGAGCATACTGTGGCCATGCCCCCAAAACTTAAGGTAATCTTTGGGAAAAGCAAAAAAAGAAATCCTAATCGAACTTCCTGAAAAGTTTGATGGGTTATTTATGCCTGCCCGTTATAAGGTTTATTACGGAGGTCGAGGTGGCGCTAAAAGTAACTCTTTTGCAATGGCATTGATAGCAAAGGCATATTGCGAGGGTTTGCGTATCTTATGCACCAGAGAGTTTCAAAGTTCAATTGCCGATTCGGTGCATAGGTTATTGGTTGATAAAATCAATAGTATGGGATTGTCAGACTGGTTTAATGTTACACGCACGGAAATTACTTCGAAAGCAGGCGCACAGTTTATTTTTAAGGGGCTCCAGAGGTCAATACAGGAAATAAAATCGACCGAGGGTATAGACATCTGTTGGGTTGAGGAAGCTCAAACAATATCGGAAAATTCGTGGGAGATATTGATCCCTACAATCCGGAGCGAAAACTCTGAAATTTGGATTAGTTTTAACCCCCAGGAAGAAAATGACCCCACTTATCAAAGGTTTATTGTAAATACTCCTCCCAATTCAATTATAGAAAAAGTTGGATGGCAGGATAATCCATTTTTCCCTGATGTATTGGACAAAGAAAGACTGTATATGCTCAAAACAGACCCTGAAGCGTATCAGCATGTATGGGAAGGGTTTTGCAGGCAAATTAGCGATGCCGTTATTTTTAGAGGCAAATTCGAAATTAGCACGTTTGACGCCCCTATACCTGAGACAAGGTTTTATTATGGGTTAGATTTTGGTTTTTCTCAAGACCCTTTGGCGTTAATCAGGTGTTTTATTCAAAATAACATTCTGTATATAGACAATGAGGCATGGGGAATTGGCATCGAACTGGATGATATCGTTGATTATCTTACAAAACGAGTCCCTGGGGTAGATAAATGGCCTATTAAAGCAGATAATTCACGCCCCGAAACAATCAGTCATTTGCGCCGCAGAGGAATTAACTGCGAGGCAGCGCCTAAATGGCATGGCAGCATAGAGGACGGTATTGCTGTTATCAAAGGGTTCGACAGGATCGTAATCCACGAAAGGTGTAAACACACAGCGGAGGAGTTCAGACTTTATTCGTACAAGATTGATAAACAAACTAATGATATTTTGCCATTGATCGAAGATAAACATAATCACTGTATTGATGCGCTCAGATATGCACTGTCAGGGATTATAAAGCAATCCAATTTTTTTGATGACTGTATTTATGAGGATTTCCCGAATGCCTGAACCATGTGTAATTAAATTTATATCTCATCCTTATGCGCCGGAATTATGGCAGGCAAGGAAAGATCATGCTCATATAACTAAACAGCCATTAGTTGAAAGACCTTTTTGGTACGAGGATATAAGAGATGACGATTTTTATCGAGGTTATCTTTATCATGACCTTTATGCTTGTATTGGATGGCCGTCCGAAGTCAAAGAGAATGATATTGGTATGCCAGGATACGCCGCTATTGTTGGGGTAGTCAAGCCGAAGGAATTAGGCAAAGATGACCATTGTGATACACAAGACGCCAAGTTTCTGTTGTTAGATGAGGTGCAGAGTCCTCATGTACCATTATTGTTAGACGAATGCGTTAAAATGAGAGAGAGGTATGGTTTTGGGATACAGCCAAATCTTTTAACTGTATGGTTAGGGGATCCTGAACGATTTATGACAACACTTGCCCTTTACAATGAACGTTTAATCAGAGGTAAAGGTGATCATAATGCAATTTTAATCACTCCCCCTGATGATTTTTATTCTCCTTCAATTTTTGATAATTATGTTAGATCAATACGTACATGTTTGGTTCCAGGGAAAATCAGGTTTTATTTTGGCAAGTGTGATATACTGAAAGAAAGACTCAGGAATTTCCATCGTGATGACCCTGCTGTACTGGCTGCTGGTGGTCTTATCCATACGATGCTAAGCAGGTGTATGTGGATGGATAATGTAAAGAGCAATGTTTTTAAAGTCGAGGAAACTATATAATGGCATATGGATGGTTACAATGTTTGGTTTTAATTTCAGCAGGTTTTTTTTTGGGACTTATCTCCATGATTGTCGGTGCGTGGGTGATGTACCGAGGTAAAGCAACATCAGAGATGGGACAAGGCTTCATAAAAAACCCAAAAGGCGAAGTATTTACAGTAACTGATGGCCTTGACGAAGCTGGTGGATTTCCTGGGAACGAAGAACCAAGTGAGGAAGAAAAAAACATATTGAAAAGAACAGAACAGTTTTTGAAGAAGTTGGGGGGGGAGAATGCCTGAAGTCCAATGCCCAAACTGTAAAAAGATTTGCCATAAAACTACAGATGCTTATGATCCTGATATCCGGGCAAATGGCGCTATGGTTGAACTTTTAGAACCATGGAAATCATGGGGATGGGGGAAGTTTGGAGATTACAGAAATGGCGGGAGCGAAATTATGGCAAGCGATATGCAATGCCCATGTTGTGAGGCCCCTTTAGCCCCTGCTGGTCGGTTGCAAGTGGTACGGGGCATAAAACAAGAGATTAAAAAAGAAGACTCTCCTGTAGAAAAAGAGACAGATAGTGAAATGCCTGAGAAACTGTTGTTTCGTTGTCCAAAATGCGGGAAAGAATATAATCACCAATCATCTCTTTCCCGGCATATGAAAACTCATGTTCGAAAGGGGAAGAATGCCTAAATTTAATGACAAATGGAATTTAACAAATATTCCTCCAAAAGGGGATAAAGATGTAGCGGAGTTCGCTTTTAGTCTTTTCGAGATTGCACGAATCGAAAAAGAGAGGTTGAATAAGCCTGCGGATTTTCTGACAAATTATGCCCTTTACCGTGGCAGGCAAATGGCTGGGACGCCAGTTATAAATAAAGCACAGACCCCTGTTAATCTTTATTTTGCCAACATTGAAAGGACTGTATCTAATATCACAGCTCGAAATCCTACCGGCGAGGTTGTGGACCTGGACGGTATTGAGGATGGGGCAGAAGAAATCTTTACCACAAAACTTAAAAAGTGGTGGAAAGATACCAATCAACAAGGCAAAACCCGTTTGTCAGCCAGAACAATGGAAATTTATGGCATTACAACAGAGAAACCGTATTGGGATAAAGAACAAAAACAACCGAATATTATGCTTACAGACCCTTTTGCTTTCTTCCCTGCGCCAGGGTATTATGATGATCTTGGAACTGAGCCCCCTTATGTTTGTTTTGCTTATCTTGATTTTGTAGATAAGATTGAAAAAGAGTTTGGCGTTACCGGTGTTGCTCCCGATGAGGCATATGAACTTTTAGGGACAGAAAGAGAAAAATACAAAGCCGATAATTACGAAGCGACAAAAAATAGGATTGGTAATTATAAAGACTCTATGGCCAGGGTAAAGGATTCAGGCATGGTATCATCTGATAAAAAAGTTGAGAGATGCTTGATAATAGAAGTTTGGGTTAGAGATAATCGAACAAAGATAATAAAGGAAAGTGCCCCTATATTTGATGATAATGGCTTCCCTTTGGCAGATGAGGGGGGAAATCCTATAATCGAACAAAGTACCCGGGAAGAATCAGTTTATCCTGATGGGGTAAGAAAAATAACGATTACAGCAAGAAAACCAGGGCAGAAATCAAAAGATAGAAGCGGGTATATGGTTCTTGATGATTCCCCGAACCCGAATATTAATCCTGCCTTAGAAATATCCCTGGCGTCACAAACTCATCCATGGGGTCGTTTCCCTGTTTACGCGGCTAATAGTTATCGTGATCTTGTTACAATATGGGGTTTTGCGGCTGCTGAGCAGGTAGGTGATCTGGTCGTAAAGATCAATCGTATTGTATCCAAGCTGGTTGCTTATGTGATTAATGTTATGTCTCCTCCGCTGATTGTCCAGAAACATTGCGGAATTTCAAGAGAGATGATAGAGAGTACAATATCAAAAGCTGGGCGTCTTATCCTGATGCCTACAACACCTAATGCTCGGATTGAATTTATGCAAATCCCCAATCTGCCTGCAACGTTTTTTAATGTATTGGATCTTATTATCAAGCTTTATGACAGGGTGTATCAAATTGAAGATGCTGACAGGGGGCAAGCCCCTAAAGGAGTTATTGCGGCATCTGCGATTGTTGCATTACAAGAGCGTAATCAGATGTTAATGCAGGCCAAGACTTCAGCGATTGATTCTTTAGTCGAACAAAGGAGCCGATGGGCGATTGGGTTATGGCAAAATTTTGGGATTAAACCGGAATTAGTCGAAGTATCCGGCGATCCTGTTGAGTTTATTGGAGCTCGTTATGCCGGCAGAAAATTTTCTTACGTTGTGGAAGCAGGATCAACAACCCCGAGGACAAGCCTACAAAATCAGGAAATGGCGCAAGCCCTGTACAAAGAACGTGCTATAGACAGAAGAGCATTGTTAGAAACAATCAATTTCCCCGATTGGAAAAAAATTATGGAACGGATGGGGGAAAATGAGATTGACCAGGCGTTACAGATTTTAATTGAGGCGGGATTGCCTGAAGAAGAGGCGATGACACTTAAGCAATTTCTTATGCAACCACAAGGTGGGCCAGGGGATACTAACCAAGGAAACCAACAAATACGGCCTGTTAAACCTGCTGGAGCGAAGTCAGGGCAAGGACAAATGCCACCGGCGGAAGTACAAGGTGAGTTTTAAAAGGGGATAGAATATATATAATGGCTCCGTTATATGATTTTGAATGTCCAGTTTGTGGTAATATTCAGGAACAGTTTTATAATATTAACGACTGCCCCGGGACTGTCAAATGTCCCGAATGCGGCAATGATGCTCATAAGATTATTGTACACGGACACGGAACAATACAGTGTGACAGTATTGTTGATGTGCCATGGCTTCCATCTGCGTTAGAAGTCCTTCAGCCGGATGGAGAAAAGCCTTTACAGACTCGTGGGGAGTATAAAAAATATCTTAAAGAGAAAAACATCATTGCGGCGGGTTGAAGTAATCCCGGTAGTTCTATAGCCAGGATTTTTTATTAATTTTTTAAACCCTTGGGATAACCGTATTGTGGGGCCTGACAACAGGACAACCCCTGTAAGACAAGCGGCCCGGGAAGGAGAAGTAAGATGGGTACTCAGAATTTGCAGAATGTTAATGAGCCGGTTAAAACAGATGATAGCGCCAAGCTTGATCAGCAGGATAACGCCAATGCAAATGCAAGCGGGCAAGCCTCCGAAGACCCCTATTTAGGGACATGGAAGACCAGGGAGGCTGCGGAAGAGGGATTGGCAAACCTCCAAAAGCTCCTGGATAGCCAAGGGAACGAATTAGGATTGCTGAGAAAGCAAACTGAATTCTTCCAGAAGCAGATCGAAGGGATGGGTAATCAGCCTAAACCAGAAAACAAGGAAAACCCAAAAGGGCCAGATTACGCTCAGGAAATGCAGGCCATCCAAAAACAGATGGACGAACTGGATCCTGACGAACCTGATTATCAACAGGAATTGGGGAAACTTATTGTCAAGTCGAACAGGCTTGCGGCAGAAAAGGCCAAACAGGATGCGCTTAATGCGGCTCAATCTGAATTTAAAAAAATATTGGATGAGCGGGACATTCAAGCAACACAGAAGGAGTTTTATCGTGAGCATCCTGATTTTAACGAGCCTGAAATGCAAATGAGAATACAGGAACGTATCGCCACAGACCCCACAGGGATGGCTGATCCTTTAAGTGCTTATTGGGAAATCAAAGCTCAAGATGCTGCAAATGAAAAAGCAATGCTTGAAGAGCAGGCAGCGGAAATGCAACGCCTGTTAAATTTGAAACAAGGTGAAGAAAATACAGGCAAGGTCGTTACAAAAGGCCAAGGCCCAGGGCAACAAAAAACAAAACAAACAAAAGCGACAGGCGCAGACTTGGATAGAGGTATGATGGAAGCTCTTCAAAAGGCCAAGAATGCTTCTTAATATTAAGTTCCTGTGCCGGGTCGGACAGGAGAATATAAA